CATCCCCAGCCCGGAAGAGGCCGGCGACATCGTCCGGATCATCGACGGCGACACCCAAACCATAATCGGGCTCATCACCAAACTCGACCCATGGTGGACCACAGCACTCCGCCAGGCAGCCACAACGGTGGAGATGGACACCGTCGCCCGAATCCGTGGAGGCATGGGCGGAGGAGGGAAGACGTTCGGGTGGCAACCGAAGCGGGTAGCGAACGGACGCGAGTCCTGCCGTGCGGCCGGCTCCAGCACCCAATTCCCGGCACAACACCAGACCCTCACCCACCTCGCCGCACACCTCTCCAGCACCTTCGACGAGCTACTCCCGGACCGGGCAGCAGCAGACCGCGAAGTCCTGAACCAGATCCTCCCTGAGTGGAAGATGGAAGACGACGCACTCTGGACGAGCGGAGTCATCAACAAAACCGCCACACTCCCGTACCACCGGGACGGCATGAACTTCCCGACATGGTCAGCCATGCCCACACTCCGGTACCGGATGGACGGCGGACACCTCCACCTCCCCGAATACGACATAGCGTTCCCGTGCAGGGACGGCGAGGTTTCGTGGTTCTGCGGGAAGGACCTTGTCCACGGCGTCACCCCCATGGCATCCCGCGCCGGCGCCCGAATGGAACCGTACCGGTTCAGCATCGTCTACTACGCCATGTCCGGGATGAAAGACTGCCGCACCTATGCGGAGGAGACCACGAGCAGCGCGGAACGCCGCACAGCGCGTGAACGAAAGATCGCCGCCGAAGCCACAGCAAAGTTCAGGAGCACCGAAGCATGAGCACCCCCAAGAACGTCTACGAAGCATTCACCCAGGAAGTCGACGCCCTCACCATCACCGCTGACATGCCCGCCGTGGCCGTCGTCGGCATCATGACCCGGGCAGCCAAACGCGCGCAGCTCGTCATGGACGAGGAGCTCGCCCCCATCGGGCAGCGCGGAGCAAAGGGAGAGCTGGCGTGACCACCGACGGGAGCGCCCAGCCGGGCCCGTACCAGGTACCACCCACCCAACCCGCGGAGCCGAACAAGGCAGACCGGGGCGGCCACGTCGACGCAGTCATAACGACGATCACGGTACGCAAATAGCACACCCGAGCTACAACCCGGAGGAGATAGCACACATGGACCACAAACCACGCCAGGGCGACCACCGCTACCAGTGCCGGTACTGCAACAAGAGTTTCGTCGTCGCCACGATGACCACACACCACGAGAACAACGCCCAATGCCCAGAAGCCCAGCAAGCAGCCTACGAACGCGAGCACCGGGCCCAATGAGCAGTAAGGAGCACCCCGAAGTCGTCGCCACCGGCTACGAATCATTCTGGCACCGGCCAACGAACACCTACCCCGGATGCTCCTGCCCACCATGGCGCTACAACCCGCGCTACCCGAAACCAACCAACCCAGACTGCCCCACACACGGAGACAACCACAGATGAGAATCGCGATTCCCAGCTACAGACGGGCAGACACGCTCGCGACCAAAACAATCCCACTCCTCCTGGACCGAGGCGTGGACCCCGCCATCATCGACGTCTTCATATCGGACCCCGGGGAGCTACCCGCATACCGCCAGGCACTACAGGGCACGGGCGTGAACCTCCACCCCGGAGCAATCGGCATGCGAGACAACCGCTCAGTCATGGCACGCCACTACCCCAAAGGGGAGAACGTTGTCGCGATCGACGACGACCTCACGGACATCATCGAGGCCGTCGACGCCAAGACCAGCCGGCCGCTGCAGGGCCTCACCGGATTCTTCGAACAAGCATTCGAGCATGCCCGCCGGAACGGCTGCACCCTATGGGGCATCTACCCGGTAGCCAACCCCTATTTCATGAAACCGAAGATCACCACGGGCCTCACCTACATCGTGGGCTGCCTGTACGGATGGGTGACAGACCCGGACGCAGACTGGCACCACACACACCTCGACGACAAAGAGGACTTTGAGCGGTCGATCAGGTTCTACGAGCGCGACGGTGCAGTCCTCCGCATCGGATGGGTAGCACCCGTCACCCGCTACTACAAAGAGCCCGGCGGCATGCAGGTAGAGCGCACAGAGCAACGCATCAATGAGTCGGTGCAGTGGCTCCTCGACAACTACGGCCAGTTCTGCACAGTCAACACACGGAAGAGCAGCGGGCCGGCGGAGGTCAAGCTGAGGGACCGCCGGCGCGTGGACTGAGCACCAGGGCAGGCACGGAGTAATGTCAAGCACGAGAGCCGCCGGCGCGGCGCACAAGGGGATTAGGGATGCCATCTAAAAGAACCGTTTCACAACCGGAGAAGACCCCGGCCACCCCGGCACGCGCGAAACCGCCCGTCCGCCGGCGCACAGACCCCGACAAGGCACCCCGCAAAGCCAACGTGGGGAAAGAGACCAAGCTCAGCCTCACCCGAATGAACGCGATCGTGAACCTCGTCTCCGGCGGTAACTACATCAAAACAGCATGCGCGTTCTCCGGCATCGGGGAGAACACGTTCCACCGCTGGCGTATGCGCGGTGAGCTGGAGATGGACCGCCTCGACAGCACGGGCAAAAACGCGGACCTCATCCTGGAGCAGTTCGAGGGGAAAGACCACACGGAGACCGACGCGCTCGGCAACCCGGCGGAGAAGGCCAGCGGCGAGTACATGTGGCGGCACCGGCCGGCAGGCTTCCTCGCGGCGGAATGGCCGTACGTGGTGTTCGCGCACCAGATCAAACGCGCCAGCGCAGCGGCTGAGATCCGGGCCGTCCACAACATCCAGACAGCGGGCAAGACGCAGTGGCAGGCCCAGGCGTGGTGGCTGGAACGCACCCGCCCAGGCGACTACGGCCGCAGGGACCGGCTAGGGCTGGAAGGCACCACCGGGGAGCCTATCCGCACGGAGAGCAAGCACGAGACCGTGGTCACGGTGGACGCGCTGAGCGAGGCACTGGAGCGGGCGCTCGGTGGCTCTTAGCATCAACCAGTACATCGACCGGCTCGCCGCCATGCCAGACGCGCAGCGGCGCCGCACCATCGGCAAACTGTCGCAGGCGGAACGGAAGGAACTACTCCGGCATATCCAGTTCCGGCACGACAACAAGTGGCTGCAATACCTTGGGGACCCGGTACGTTTCGTCGAGGAGGGGCTCGGGGAGACCCTGTGGAGCAAGCAGAAGGAAGTCCTGCAGTCCGTCGCGGACAACAAGAGGACCGCGGTACCGGCATGCCACGCCCCGGGCAAGACACACCTCGCCGCACGGCTCGCAGCGTATTGGATCGCCGTCCACCCGCCAGGGACGGCCCTTGTCGTGACCACGGCAACGAACTTCCGGCAGGTCAAGTCGCTCCTATGGCCGCACATCCGCCGTATCCAGATGACCCATGAGCTCATGGGCACCACATCAGCGACGGCATGGACGTTCGGGCCTGACGAGCTCGCCGTCGGCGTGAAACCCCCGGATGATGCTGAGGCCGGCATCTCGGGCTACCACAAACCGCACCTCCTCATAATCGTGGACGAGGGCGGCGGCATCAAGAAGACCTTCGGTGACAGCATCGAGGCCCTCATGACAGGTGTTGATACGCGCCTCCTTGTCCTCGGGAACCCGCCAGTGGACGGGGAGAAGGGCGAGTGGTTCGAGAAGATCTGCACGAGCCCGCTCTACAACACGGTCCCCATCCCCTACGACGCCACACCAGCGTTCACGGGCGAATACAGCGGGCAGTGCAAGACCTGCCCGCCGGAGGTCGACCCGCACGAGGTTGTCCAACACCTTATCGATGAGGTGTGGGTCGAGAACCTCCGCTCCGAGTTCGGGGAGGACAGCGCGTGGTTCCAGGCGAGGGCGCTCGCACGGTTCGTGAAGGACGGATCCAACAAGACGCTCCCGGCCGGCTGGCTATCGGAAGCCATGGAGCCCCCGGAAGAGGGCCACGAGCCCGCGCCCGGCCGCATCAAGCTCGGTTGTGACATCGCAGCAGACGGTGGGGACGAGTTCGCGATTGCCAGGCTGGACGGCTGGGCGGCGAAGATCGTGCACAGCAGCCGCGGCGCCGAGAACGAGAACGCACCACACGTCGCCGGCGTCATCCTCCACCACATCAGGGAGGCGGAGAAGGACCACGAGGCCCGGGGCATCACGCAGCCGGTACAGGTGAAGATTGACGCCATCGGTGTGGGCTGGGGCGTGGCCGGCATCCTCCAGCAGTGGGAGGAGGAGCACAAGTTCAAGGCCCACATCGTGGCCGTCAACGTGGCGGAGAAGGCCCGCGACTCGACCAAGTTCTATAACCAGCGGGCGGAGATGTGGTGGACGCTGAGGGAGCTCATCCAGCCGAACGCGCTGAATAAGGTGCCGGTCTTTTTGGAGATCGACACTAAGGAGATGGCACAGCTCAACACCCCGACGTACGGGAGTGACAGTACGGCCAGGATCCTGATTGAGAAGAAAGCCGACATGAAGAAGCGCGGGAAGCGGAGCCCGGACCGGGCGGAGGCGATGCTCCTCGCATACTATGAGCCGCCAGGATCAGAGTCGGTGACGCTCGGGGTGGTTGAGGTGGGGCAGTCGGACCCGTGGAGCACGATCTAGGGCCGGGCGCACACACACCCCGAAACCTAGGTTATGATCGAGTTATGCCAGCAAGCACAACGTTCCGACACAAAGGCGGAGGCGCCCGCATCAGCGTGAACCTCACACCAGAGGGGCTCAAAGCGCTGGAATACCTCACAACCCACGGCCACGAGGCTAAGGGAGCAATCAATCAGGCGATCATCGCCGCAGCAAGGGAGAGCTGGGAAGAGAATGAACGACAAGCCAGAGAAGACGCTCGCTGAGTTTCAGAAGGACGAAGCGTTGAAGCACCGGGTCAGCACACGGCAGCAGGCCAGGACCGCACTCGCGGAGATCGGCACCAAATGGGTCAGCGAAGCCCCGGTAGCCTACCAGGCAGACTCGGCGGTCCCGCTCCTTGTGGCGGAGCTGCAGATCAGGGCCCTACTGGAGCTGGGCTGGACCCCGCCGGCATACAAGACGGCGGAGGAGCGGGAGCAGCCCCACAGCCGGGTACCGGACCATGACGGCGACCCCGTGTGCGTATGCGGCTGGCGCCCGAACGCGAACAGCCTTTGGAGCGCGCTCGAAGCGCTCACGGCACACATCAAGGCGGCGACGGCATGAGCCGGTCAACATACCGTGTCACGGTCGAGGTCACGGCCGAGGACGCCCCGGAGGACTACCGGAACAGCACCCTCGCGGACGAGCTCCAGGACATCGTTTTCAACGACTTCCCGGAGGCGACAGAGCTGAACATCGTTGTCATGCAGGTAACAGGAACGGACGGGGCAGCATGAGCTTCACAATTAGCGGGAAGATCACCAACGACGCCGACGGCTCAGTGACCGAGTTCCTCCTCAGCCCGGACCATGGGAGCTACATGCAGTGGGGCGGCACACGGGAGCAGCTCGCGGCCAGGTGCGACTACCTGGAGGCCATGGTCGACGGGCTCGCCGCCGGCACGGGCTACTTCGGGCAGGCAGAAGACGAAGAGGAGGAGGACCAGTGAGCGACATGGACGGCAACCCGCACGCAGCCCAGGCCATCAGCCGGCTCCGCAACGGCACACACACGGAGGTGGCCCGCGCAGCCGTCGAGGCGACCCTCGCACTCGCCTACGAGCAGCGCACAGCCAACCTCCTCGCGTTAGCGGCGATGAGCATCGCCGCAGGGCACCCCATCAGCAAGCAGATAGCAGAAGACATGGACGCCCGCCTCGGGCTCCGCAAGGGAGGAACCAAGTGAGCAGCAGCATCGAGTGGGGAAGCGCGGGACACTGCGCCACATACGTACTCGGCAATGAGGAGGAGGCCGGCGACCGCCAGACACCCCGGGACGACGGCGAAGAGGCAGACCCGGGCAAGATCGGGCTCATGTTCGACGCCGGCGGAGACGGCTACTGCCTCACCGGCAGCAAAGAGGCAATCATCAAGACACTCACGGACGCCATCACAGCGGTGGCGCTCTACCAGGCAGAGGACTAAACACATGACCGACTTCCGCAACGCCAACGTCGCACTCAAAGCCACCGGGAAGACCAGCGCCAGCCCCGGCGCATGGCCGATCACGTTCCCGTCACCCCCGCCAGCCATGAAAGGGCTATGCAACGGGATGAAGACTCAGACGGACATCGACCACCTCAACACCATCAACCCGGACTGGTTCTACACCTACTCGAACACGATGAACCTCGCCACAACGCAGAATATGCCGTGGCAAGGGCAGAGGTTCGTACCCATGATGTGGTCGGACAACCCCACCAGGGTTGCCCAGATCCCGGCCGTCATCGCAGCACCGGACACCCCGGACCACATCCTCGGATTCAATGAGCCCGACAGCAGCAGCCAGGCGAACATGACCGTGGACGAGGCGCTCACGCTGTGGCCGCAACTGGAGGCGATGGGGCTCCGGCTTGGCTCCCCCGCATGCACAGGCACCCGCACCCAATGGTTCGCTGACTTCATGGCAGGCGTCGCCGCGCAGGGACGCCGGGTGGACTTCATCGCATGCCACATCTACCAGCAGCCGTCGGTGAGCACGTTCATTGGGAAGATTGACGAGCTGTGGAACCTGTACCAGCGCCCGGTGTGGGTGACAGAGTTCGCGGTGTACGACTTCAACGCGAGCAGCACGGTCCCGAACGCATACACGCGGGCCCAAGTGAATACGTTCATGCAGGCGGTCATCCCGGAGATGAGGAAGCGCCCGTGGCTGGAGCGTTTCGCATGGCACGGCCGCACCATCAGTGACCCGGTGGGTGGGATCTCATCGCTCTACAATGATGACGGCACCCTCACGTCCACGGGCATCATCTACCGGGACATCTAGGAGCAGACAGCAATGGACTTGAACCCCAGAGACACCCTCGCCCAAGTAGCGGCCATGTACGGGTACGACCCGACCACCGTCGCCAGCATCAACCTCAGCCAGGATGAGGCGATCATCCGGTTCCGGCTCGCGGGCGCCACGGCCGGAGAGTTCACCATCGTGGAGCGTGGTTTCCTGATGACGGACAACACCCGGGCCCAGCTCGACGGGATGGCCCAGGCTTACGGGTATGACCCGGCAGCGGTTGTCGGGGTGAAGATTGATCAGCATGAGTCGCAGATCAGGTACCGGGTGACGCAGCAGGACGGGCTGAGCTTGTCGGTGCAGGCGGACACGTTCGGGATTCCGGAGCCGTCACCGGTGCCGGGCATCGCGGCGACGGACACGGGCGTAGCGCCGGGATGATGGAGAGCGCTGCCTGCTTGTCGGGCGGCCATCGGGGCTGCACCGGGCGCGAGTATCACGGGTACCGGTGCTGGTGCGCCTGCCATGAGGAGCAGGCACAAGACAGCCCGCGTGAGGGGGACTGGGGCGGCGGAGATCGTGACCAGCGAGAGCCGAGGCAACGCGATGGGGTAACCGCGCATGGACTGAACCCGGGCTCCACCCCAAGCCCCGCACGCGGGCGCACACCCCACCCGAAACCAAGGTTATGATTATCGGGAACCAATCAGAACAACCAAAAGGGAGATAACCAGCATGGCTGGAGAGACAACCATCACCGTCATCGGCAACCTGACCGCCGACCCCGAGCTCCGGTTCACGCCGAGCGGCTCGGCTGTGGCAAACTTTACCCTTGCGAGCACGCCGCGCACGTTCAACCGGCAGAGCAACGAGTGGGAAGACGGGGAGACCCTGTTCCTCCGGGCCTCGGTTTGGCGTGAGGCAGCGGAAAACGTCGCGGAGACCCTTGTGAAGGGTATGCGCGTGATCGCACAGGGACGGCTCAAGTCGCGATCCTACGAGACGAAAGAGGGCGAGAAGCGTACCGTCATCGAGTTGGAAGTCGACGAGATCGGGCCGTCCCTCCGTTACGCGCAGGCCAAGGTCACGCGGGTGCAGGGCAAGGGCCAGCAGGGGCAGGGTGGGCAGCAGCAGGACCAGTGGAACGGTGGCGGCCAGCAGGCGGGCGCGGGGCAGTGGGGCGGCCAGCAGGCAGCAGGCGGCCAGTGGGGCGGCGGCGGAGGTTTCGGCGGGCAGCAGCCCGTGCAGCAGCAGCAGGCCGGCAACTGGAACCAGACCGCGGCGCAGCAACAGGTAGCAGCTCAGGCGCAGGGCCAGTGGGGCGGGCAGCCGCAGGGCCAGGGACAGCCGCAGACGGCCCCGGCGCAGCAGTACGCGCAGGCAGCAGCGACAGGCCCGCAGCCGGGCGCACAGCAGTACGCGCAGCAGCCGGCAGGCCAGGTAGACCCGGCGCAAGCTGCGCGCGGCCAGGACCCGTGGGCCACCCCGGGCGTCAGCAACGGCGGCGGATGGGGCAACGGCCCCGACTCCGAACCCCCGTTCTAAACCATCACCGCTGCCCGGGGCACCACGCCCCGGGCAGCACCACCACCACGTTAGGGAGAACACTGTGAAACGGATCGAAACAGAACAACAGATGCAGGAGCTCCTCACCGAATCAGACGATTCCACCCTCATCCTCCGGGACAGTGGAGGATACGTCTGGGTCAGCAGCGGATACACGCGGAGCGGGGTCCACCTGACGTTGACGCCGGGCCCGCACGACGTCGGCACAGCATTGAGCCTCCGGCCGGGGAAGCGGCTGCAGGCATACGGCCCGTTCACGGTCGTGTTCGACAGCAGGGACCAAACCGACGAGGGAGACGACAAGTGAGCGGCGGAAGCTACGACTACCTGTGTGACATGACCGCGCACGGGATCATGAACAACACCTACCAGCTCCAGCAGATGACCAACTCGCTCCGGGCCTACGGGCACGAGGCGGAAGCGCGGGAGACCGAGAAGCTCATCAGCATCGTGAACCGGGTGAGCGATAACCTGGCGGCCAGGATCAGGGATCTCGCCCCGGTGTGGAAGGCGGTCGAATGGTACGCCTCGGGCGATTGGGGTTTCGAGACGATCAAGCAGGTAGTCGAGGAGCACCGGAAGACCCACCCGGAGGGCGCCTACGTGCCGGGACTTCCGTTGCATGACTGGGACCCCGGGGCACGGTACGGGGAGCCGGTCAAGATGAGAGCGAACTGCCAAGGGGAATGGAAGCCAGCGCACCAGGCACCGCCGGCACGGCCGCTCACCATGGCCGCCGAAAGCAACCAGGAGGACAGCCCGGAAGAATACGCGACCGCCTACGACCACGATGAGCTGGAGTGGGTCCACTGGGCCACCGGGGAGGCGCTCCGGATCCAGGCGGAACGGACCGCTGCCAAAGTGGATCAGGTCAAGGCCCGCCGGGCGGCGCTCATGGAACTATTCGCCGGCGGCCCCATGGAACACCCCGTACCGGCAATGGTCCACAAGGCAATTGACTACATCATCGAGCAGGAGACCAAAGCGTGAGCGCGGAGCTGCGGTGCGACCGGTGCGAGGCGACGGCGGACGCCGCCCAGCCGGCCATCCTGCACGTCCAGGAGAACCCGGGCCACCGGATGCACGGCGAGGGCTACGGCGGTACCGTGACGATCCAGGCAGAAGAACCAGACGAGGAGGACGACGAGTGAAGCGTTTCCGGGCATGGCTCAAATACTGGTTCGGTAAGAACGACGACGGGCAATTCATCTAAGCCCAGGCAACACCACGGCGGCGCGTCCTCACACCTTGAGGGCGCGCCGTCGTAGCATCACCCTATGAGCGAAGGACCAGCAGAGCAGTACGCCGACAGTACGAGAATGCCGGAGGTGGAGCTGCACTACGAATGCACGCGCGGCACAGCGCAGTGCAAAGAGGACGCGAAGTACCTTGTACGGGCGCACACGTGCTCGACGAAACGCACCGGGGAGGGTGGGCTGTTCGCGGCCTGCCAGAAACACATAGACGAATGGCAGGCGCTCGAGTACCCGGTGCGGTGCGCGAATCCGAAGTGCCGCCATGCTTTCAACGGTCCGTTGGACATCATCTGGGAGGTACACGAGCTATGAGCGGTACGGAGACGGCACTACTGATTTGCGGGTATGTGTGGCTGACGGTTGTCATGGTCAGCCATGCGTGGGCGCATAGGGGCAACAAGTGAGGCGGGCAATCGCGGCGGCAGCGATCGCCGCGGCAATGGGCCTGACGGGCTGCGGCGCACCAGGGCAGCAGCAGGGGTGCCCGCAGAGCCAGGGCGGACCGGTGGAGGGCCCCAGCGTGGCGCTGGCGGACTTCCCGGCCAAGGGTGGGGGAGGCGGAGGCCACGGCGGAGGCGGGCACAGCAGCGGCGGCCACGCGGCCGAGGGCAGCAGCAGCGGCGGCCGGGGCAGCATCGCCGGCCGGCCGACGGTCCGGGGCGGGTACAGTGCCGCGGGGAGCAGCACCAGCAGCCGGCCACCGACCGGCGTCTACCGAAGCAACACCGTCCCGTACTTCATCTACGGCAACGGGGCGAGGGGTGCCCAGGAGCAGTGCCCGTGATGGAGTGCTCTTGCATCCACACGGCGGAGGGGTGGATCAGGGACCCGGGCTGCAGGGCGGCGGATCATCGGGACACGGGCTGGGGCAAACACCACCACCCGCCGAAACCA